TCACAAGCACCAAATAATGCTAATGGTGGTCCTGGAGGAGATGGTTCTCCATCAACAATTTCAGGATCAGATGTAACTCGTGCTGGGGGCGGCGGAGGAGGAGGCTACGGAGGTGGTGCAAATCCAGTAACCCGAGCCCAAGGAGGATCAGGCGGAGGTGGACAAGGTTCAATAGCCAATGAGGGTCCTCACGCTGGACAAAAAGTTGCTGGTCAAGCTGGTCAATCAAATACAGGTGGCGGCGGTGGCGGCGGAAATATTTTTGGTGATAACAACGAAACAGATTGCGTCGGAGGTGCTGGTGGTTCAGGTGTCGTTATTATTAGAAGATTAACTGCATCTTCATCTTCTTCATCAGGTACTACAAGTACAAGTGGAGCAGATACAATTCACACATTTACTTCCACGGGAACATTTACCGCATAAGATATGGCACATTTTGCAAAATTAGATAAACGAAGAAGCAAAGTTATTGCAGTTCATAAAGTCGCTGATTCAAATTGTCTGGACGAAGATGACAACGAAAGTGAATCCGTTGGACAAGCATTTTTAGAAAACGTACACGGTTGGCCTGCGGCAAAATGGATTCAAACGTCTTATAATACATATGAGGGATCACATACATTAGGTGGAACTGCTTTGAGAGGTAATTATGCAGCCATTGGAATGATTTGGGATCCAGATAATAATATTTTTTATAAGGAACAACCTTTTCCAAGCTGGACTCTCAATACAACTAAAGCCATATGGGAAGCTCCTGTTGCATACCCTACTGGACAACCTAGAAATGAGGATGGAACTTATAAAATCTATACGTGGAATGAGTCTGGCCAATCTTGGGATGAAGTCTAATTGACAATTTTGATGTTATAATATAATATCTATCCATTCCTATGGAACAGAAAGTATTGAGCCAAATAGATGTTTACGTTGATACCGTTGAAGGTACTCAAATTGATAATCCACAACTTAAAAACGATTTGCTTAATAGTTCTATTTTAGAAAAACGATTAAGTAGCAATCCTAAAGATTATTCTTATCAAGATTTACATCTGCCTTTTTCAAAATCTTACACTTGGTTAGTAGATTATGTTCGAGATCATTTTAACGTAGATTATCATAAAGTTCTTGTTCCTAAAAAAGAATGGGGAAACATTTATTTACCTAAAGAAAGTTCTCATTCACGTCATCAAGTAGAACCTTTATTATTAAAACAATCTCCAGACTATACTTATATTTATTGCGTTGAAGTAACTAAAAATACTTGCGAATTTGTTATGGAATATAATGATAATCGTAGAGCTAATTGTACTTGGCACATTCCTTTAGAAACAAATAAACTTATTATTTTTCCATCAACTCAAAGATATTTTATATCTCAAAATACTGGTAAATATATGAATGTTTTTATAACTGTGAATTGTGAGTATGTTTAATGCTATTACTCAATTATTATTATTATTTTCAATCTGCTGTTCCTAAAAAAATTTGCAATGAAATTATACAGTATGGTTTATATCATAAAGACAACATAGCTATTACAGGAGAATTTGGTGAAAATAGAAATTTAAAAGAACAACCTTTAAATAAAAAAGAACTTAAAAATTTAAAAACCAAAAGAAATTCTAATGTTGTATGGTTAAATGATAAATGGATTTATAAAGAAATTCACCCTTTTATAAGAATTGCTAATCAAGATGCTGGTTGGAACTTTGAATGGGATTGGTCTGAATCTTGTCAATTTACTAAATATAAAAAAAATCAACATTATGGTTGGCATTGTGATAGTTGGGAAACTCCTTACAAAGAAGCTGGAACTTATAATGATAAGATAAGAAAGTTATCTAGCATTTTAATTCTTTCTGATCCTAAGAATTATTCAGGCGGAGATTTAGAATTTGATTTTAGGAATGCTGATCCAGATAAAAAAAGAAATGTAAGGCTTTGTAAAGAAATAAAACATCAAGGGTCTTTAATCGTTTTTCCTAGCTTTGTATGGCATCGAGTTAAACCTGTTAAAAAAGGAACAAGATATTCTTTGGTTAATTGGCATTTAGGAAAACCTTTTAAATGATTTGGCCAACACTTTGTATAGACAATTTTTTTCCAAACTTAAATGAGATAATTAAGTTTTGTAAAACTCTTTCTTATGCTCCTGCTAATAACGGAGAATGGCCAGGAGAACGAACAAAAAAAATACATTTAATTGATCCTGATTTTTTTAATTATTCTACATCTAAAATGATAGCTTCTCTTTATCCTAATGATTGGAGAAATATGAGCTGGAGTGCTGTATCTTCATTTCAAAAAATAAAAGGTTCGTGGCAAGAAGAAGGGTGGGTACATCAAGATGTAACTGAAATATCTTGCATTATATATTTAGATGGAGATGAAAATTGTGGAACTTCTTTATTTAAACAGATTACTCATCAATCAATAGATATAAAAAGACAAGGAATAAGAAAAGATGGAAATTTAGATTCAGATAAGATTAAAACAAAAGAGTATAAAGAAGCTAGAAAAAAAAGTAATCAAAGATTTAAAAAAACTATCAGTTTTGATTCTATACCCAATCGTTGTATAATGTTTGACTCATCTCAATATCACGCAGTTAATAATTATAATAATTCTAAACAAGGAGAAAGACTTACTTTAGTTACTTTTTTTGATTCAATAAAAAGAAATGACGGACAACAATTAAAATATCATACCATAGAGGCTAAACGAATATAGACTTATATGAGCAACTTTAAAAAACAGAAATATTTAATTATTAAAAAAGCTATTTCTACTGATATGGCTAATTTTATATATGGATATTTTTCTTTCAAACGTAGAGTTGCTAAAAAATTCTTTGATGAAAGATACATTTCTCCATTTACTAAAGAGTGGGGAGCTTGGAATGATGAACAAGTACCTAATACTTATTCCCATTATGCAGACATTGTAATGGAAACTCTTTTAGAAAGAGTAAGACCTAAAATAGAAAAAGAAACAAAACTTAAACTTATTCCAACTTATTCTTTTGCCAGATTATATAAAACAGGTGATGTCTTAAAGAGGCATAAGGATAGATTTAGTTGTGAAATATCAGCTACTATGTTTTTGGGTGGAGAACCTTGGGAATTATACATTGAACCATCAGGACAAGAAAATAAAAAGGGAATAAAAGTTATACAAAAGCCTGGAGACATGCTTATTTATTCTGGCTGTGAGTTAGAACATTGGCGAGAGGCTTTTAAAGGAAAGAATTGTTGTCAAGTGTTTTTACATTATAATAAAGCAGGAAGTTTACAAGCAAAAGAAAACCAATTTGATAAGAGAGAGTTTCTAGGACTTCCCGCTTATTTTAAGAAATAATATGACAACTTACGATTATTGGTATTGGAGTAGAGTATTTAATAAAAAACAAATTAAGAAAATAAATTCATATATTCTTAAAAATTATAATAGTATTGAACCTCCTGAAATGGCGGCACATGATTTAAAGGGAAATTCATTAAAAAGTTCTTCCGTTAAAATTATTTTTTGGAAGCAAATAAAGCATTTGTTTTCTAATTTAATAGAACAAATATATTATGTTAATCGTGAACATTTTGGATATGATCTTTATCCCATAAGCAATTTAATTGGGTGTAATTTCAATGTTTATTCTGAAAAAAACAAGGGAAGTTATGGTTGGCACCATGATGAATCTCGTAATATATGTTCTGACACCAAGCTAACTGTTATCATTAATCTATCTGATAAAAAATATGAGGGAGGACAATTAGAGCTATTTCGAAATGAACCCCTGCTGGTAAAGGAATTAAATGAACCTGGCAGCGTTATTATGTTTAAATCTCCAATATCTCATAGAGTTCTACCTGTTATTAAAGGAGAACGAAAAACCTTGGTATTCTTCATGGAGGGGCCTAGATTTAAGTAACCAAAGTAGTTGATCTCGTTTCAAATATGTTATAATTGTGGTATACGGATTTTAGTATGCTTCAGAAATTAAATTTTGCACCAGGTTTTAATAAACAAGTCACAGCTACTGGCGGAGAAATGCAGTGGGTTAGTGGCGACTATGTGCGTTTTAGATATGGATCACCTGAGAAAATAGGTGGCTGGAGTCAGTTAGGGAACATTACTTTAACTGGAAGAACGATCGCTATGCACCAGTTTGTCAATGCTAGTGGTATTAAATATTCAGCATTAGGCACAAACAGAATTTTATATGTCTACTCTGGAGGTGCTTTTTATGATATAACACCTCTTAAGAGTACAACAACTTTAACCAATGCCTTTACAACAACCAATGGATCAACAACTGTCACGATCACGTTTGCGAGCGCTCATGGGATTACTGCTGGGGATATTATTCTTCTCGATAATTTTACTGCTATTACCGATTCTAATTTTAGCTCTGGTGATTTTGACGATAAGAATTACATGGTTACCTCCGTTCCAACCACAACAACGATTACGGTCACGATGGCATCAGCAGAATCAGGATCAGGAGGAAGCACATCTGGTGGAATCAGAGTAAAACTTTATTATTCAATTGGTCCTGCCGTTGAGGAATCAGCCGCTGGTTATGGATTAGGACTTTGGGGTGGTATTACATTAGGTGTTGGAGAATCAACACTCGATGGAGCTTTAACAAGTGGATCTTCAAGTATTATAGTAGATGACTCTGCTTCTTTTC